TGATATATCATCATATACCTTATTAAGACGATAATCTTGTCTTAGATAAACTCTACCACTAAAGGATGATCTACCAGCATCACGATTTGATCTATTCCTTGCTGTTTCATTTTGACCTCTTGGTGCTTCACTAAAGTAAATTCTATCTCCAACAATATTATAAGCACCTTTATATAATCTAACAGTATCACCATCATCATGAATTGTTGCAGCAGTTCCAACAAACCCTCTTTCAACTTCAACCATCTTCAAAGATCCTGTTTCTGTTATCGGACCTTTATTTGTTATTCCTAATCCAACATTTTTTACTTTAACAAATTCCTTACCACCTGATCCATTGTCTATTTCTAAGATATCATTAAGAAGTATAGAAGAAATTCCAGCAAGAGTGATTATATCTGTAGAAACACCTACTTGACCACTCACATTACCTGAAAGTGTAGTTGTAATTGGAGTATATGCTAATGGTGATTGAATTACATTATCTAAAGTAATTAAAGTCTTGGAGTTTTTCTTAAACATCTCAAGTCTATGATAATTACCAGTACCAATTCCCAATGGAGCATCATATGGATAATCAATAAATGTTACTGCTGCTCCTGCTACTCCACTTGAATCTCTAGTAAGAGATAATTGGAAACTATCTGAATTTACTAAACTTGATTTTACATAAACTTCTTCTGGTAATGGATTTCCATCAGACATTAATAATCTACCAGTACCAATTCCTTCTATAGAAGATCCTGGAGTATAAACTAATCTTTCATTAGCATTAAAGAAGTTATTAGTAAGATTAAATGTTCCTGTGCCTGGAATAAAGGAATCAGTTTCAGAAGGATTAAAGTATCTTGCAAAAATTGGCAATCCATCATGATTTAATACAAAGTTCCTATTATCCGATCTACTACCATTTAATGCATCATATTGTAAAAGTGATAGTTCATCTATTGCAGGACCATATACATGATCAGGAGCAACATTAATTAAATCAAATCCAGAATTAATAACTTCACTATAAGTTTGTACCTGTATTTCGCCAGATGCATCTGGATGGAATACCAATTCAAAATCATTTCCATTTAATTGAGCAGTAAATGTTCCAAGACCAATATTTCCAGAAGTGCTACCAATGGATATAAATGGATACTGCATATAGAGTGCATCAGTAGTATCATGTGCCATTATCACTTGATGAATAGCACTTGTATTTCCTATAGAAACTCTTATTATATTACTTGCACTAGAAACCGTGTTTTTATCAAATTCAAGAATTGTTGCAGCAGCAGAAACTCTATTATATGAAGATTGTACCCTTAATGATCTTTCAGACCCTGCAGGTTGAGCAGAAGTATTAAACCTATATGTTCCTATACCTGCTGCAGTTGTTCCAATTCCTACAATCTTAGATTTAACTGAAACTGGGTTAGAAGTATTATCATTTTCAAACTTTAATGATAAGATACCAGAATCAATACTGGACGTGAATGTACCTATAGCATCACTAGTAGTAGTTTCAAAATCATAACTTGAAATATATGAATTAGTACCGTCATGAGTTACATAAAGTTCAGTAATTTTATTTGTATTGGCATAAGTATCATGTACTTCTACAGATGCAAAATATGAATCTAAATTATTAATATTAGCAGATGCCATAACAGCAGTGGTAGGACCAGATACAGTACCTGCACTGACTTCTTCACTAAATCCTTCTAAACTAACAAAACCAAAACTAGTTGTTCCTACTCCACTTCCAACAAGAGATGTTTCATAAATTTTTATATTGAGGTCAGTTGTGTAAATATCTGTTGGTTCAAATTTTAAAGAATATAAATCATTAAAATCTACATCTCCAATAATATTTACAAGACCTGTTTGGTTATCTACAACCTGATCTCCAAATAAAGATCCTTTCTGAATTGTATAAACATCTTTATTGGTAAAATCTACATTAGTAATAACTTCTGTAAGTTGAATACTATCCTTTGTACGACCTCCCATAATACTAGTAGGTACTGTTGCTTGTACTAAGAATCTACCAAAAGTATTAGTAAGTTCTAATTTACCATCTGTTTTAATATTATTACTTGCATTAGAGAACTGAGTATTAATATTATCAATTTCTAAAACATTATTAGTCTCACACTTAAAGTAATTTACAAGTTCTTTAGTACTAAATCTAATATATTTTGATCTCTCTGGATTTGTAAGAGTATCAACATCAGCTACTAAATCAAAATTATTAATAATATCAACTCTTCTATCAGAGGTTAAATCACGAGTTATTGTTGTTGCATCAACTGCAGTTGATAATCCAGAAGATGAAGTAGAAGTAATACCAGTATCAGCAAAATTCTTTAATCCTGCAGTATGAAGTAATCTATTAACTGGACTTACTAATTTTTTATATTCAATTGGACTTTGAATAGTATATGATAAATTTTGATAATAATCATTATCTGGAATAACCTGATAATCTTCATCCAATTTTCCAACATTATTAAACCAACCCTTAGTTTTCTTAGATGAATAATCAACTTTAAATTCACCTGTATTTGCATATAGGGTATTAATAGAAGCTAGGGATCCAGTATATGTTCCTTTAATTTTATCATTTACCTTAAGATCATATTGACCAATTAATTTAATATAATCATTAGAAATTTTATCTAATTTAAGACCAACATCTTGATATATCTTATCAGCATCCATCACTAAGATATTTTCACCTTCAATAAATGGTGCTGCTTCTTGAACAAGTGTAAATTCAGGAAGTTTATTCTTATTAACAACACTAGCAAAAGTTTGATTTGTCTTAGTAAGTCCTGGATTATTTGCAATATCCTTAATATTAAATTCAAATTGATAAGGGTTAAGAGTCAATGCTGATGGTTTACTTATATAAGTGTTAGTTACAGTAAAGAACTTATATCCATTAGATGCTGAGTTAAAAGTATTTCCATACTCATTTTCAAATCCTTCTACAAAAAATTCATCACCTATTTTAAATGGAGCTGTTGTAAATCCAATTATTGGAGTTCCTAAAGTAACTGTTACAATTCCACTTTGAGTATCTGTTACTATAGTATCACCAATTGCTACATTAGTAACAGAAACACCATTTGTATTATCAACAGTTATTAATTCGGGAATATTTAATCCTTTAGGTGCAGATATAATATCAATACTTTCAATAGACTGTGTTGATGGACTTACATTTGGTTGTAAATATCCAGAAGTATTAACTTCTCTAGTAATTTTATCAATTACGACTATTGTAGGATTAGAAAGAAATCCTTTACCACCATTAACAACCTCTAAACTCTTAAGTACACCATAATCTTTTAGTGAAATAACTGGAGATAATCTTGCTACAGGTAATAAAGTTTTATCTGAAGCATATTCAAAACCAATATTATTAATACTAACATCTTTTATTTGATTAGCAGTAGAAGATCTAGGTAATACTTCAGCATTTGTTCCCTGAGTAGAAGCAATACTTACAAATTTTGGCATTTGCTTGTATCCTACTCCAGCAAAATTTATTTTAAGTTCACTTAAAGGTCCTCTTGCTGTTGGTGAATTTGTAGAATATTTAAAAGTATCTGTAGTTGAAGAATCGTAACGAAGAGATTCTGGTTTTTTATCTAATTGGATAGTAAAAGTAGTACTTCCAATACCAGCAACTGAATAGGTACCTTCATAATCACTATTAGTATAAAGGATCTTAGATCCATTCTTAACATCAATATCTGAAGTACTAATAAATCCAGATTTTTCTAAATTATAGAATAAATTTAATGGATTATCTTTATTATATTTTAATGTAACAGTAGCTGTTACTCCACTACCTACAGTACCATCTCTAGCAACACTAATTACAGAGGAACTTCCAATAGATACAAATTTATTACCAAAATCAGAATCATAGTATAAATTAAATTCATATCCAGATAAAGATGTATCTGAAACATCAAATACTAAATCATTATCCCTAACAACATGAATTTGTGGATTTATTGATGATAATTCTTGTGCAGTACCACCAACAGATACTAAACTCTTAATCTGTGGTGGATATTTTGTAGCATCAAAATGAGTATCCGCTAATTGGATATTATTATCATCTATTCTATAGACAAAATAAGATGAATTAGTAGTTACTCCTTCAATTGCTTCAAAATCCGTGACACCAACACCAGTAGTGTAAAATACCTTATCACCAGTTTTAAAGTGGTGAGAATTTATAGTTAAAATGTCTGTAGATGTATTAACACCAGCAGAAGTAAATAATACAGGATTAACTAATAATTTTTCTGTTAATGCATTATACTTTAATGTAACTCCTGCTGAAGTACCAATACCAACTGATTGATCGGGTTTCAATGATAGTGTAATGACATCATTACCTAAAAGATTATGATTTGTTGAAACTGAAACAGTTGTATCTATTTTTTCAACTGTTCCCGTTACTTGAGTCAAATTAGATTCAAAAGTATATTCAAAACTATTAGTAGTAGCACTTAAGAAGAATAGTCCACCTGCAAGGTTTCCAGTTGTAGATCTTAAATCTGAAAGTTGAGTTGTTATTCCAATGTAATCTTCAGATTTATTAATAACATAAAGATCTTGACTAGTTCCAGAAATAGGTATGCTATATCCAGCAACAACACTTCCATCCGTTGAAACACCAATATTACCACCACTAGGTGCTTTTGTAAGAGTTATTAATTGACCAGTCTTAAATGGATGCTTTGGTAAATAAAGACTTTGAGTAGGAACAGAAACTTGACTAGCAGTTTCTCCTACGGAAACATATACTGAAGTGGATACTCCAGCAACTCCACCTAAACCAAAAGACTGAGTAGGATTGAAGTAAACAACATCATCTAACTTAGATTCAAAGTAATCAGTTTTTATTGGTAATGTAATAGTTCTTGGTATTAACTTAACTTCAGTAGAAACTGTATGAGCAGTTCCAGTAACACCTCTCTTAACTCTTAAAATATTTCTATCTTCAAACTTATTAAGAACTGATAATGTTTCTGTACCAATACCAATAGTACTACCAACAGAAATTAAATCAGAAGTTCTACCAACGTAAATATCAGTTATAATTCCTGCAGTTCCATTTAAAGCAACTTCTTTATAAAGAACTGTATTTGCAGTAGTAATCCCAAGTATATGATTTCCATCAAGATTTTTAATTGCAGTTGATAATCCAGAAACTATAATAGGAGTATTAATTGCTAACTCAGAAGGTTCTGTAAAGTATGCGGATATTTTATTAGCATCTTTCCATGTAAACTGAACACCAGTAAATGAAGTATATTCAGTTTCAATAACCGATAACTCTGGACTTTCTACAGTTTTAACAATAGCACTTAAACCATTTCCGTTAGTCCCTGTGTCATCAAATACTAAACTATCACCAGCTTTGTAATTATCTCCAGATTTTATGATATCAAGAGATTCTACATCCCCTTGAGAAACTGCTTCTACAATTGAAGATTGTGTAACTATATCATCAGACTCTATAAAATATGTGGAAGCAAATTTATCAGAAGCTTTATATGGGAAGGTATTTCTAACTAAATCAGAAGCGTTAAAATCAAATGATTGTGTAATTTGATCTTCTGGATCTAAAACTACAGGAAGTGATCTATAAGTATGTCCAATAAAATATGGGAAAACTGGTTCTAATTTTCCAGTGGAAGCAGTATTAACACCCACAAAATAAGCATATACACCATCAGGATATTGTGGTGTTATACAATATCTACCATTATGTTCATCCAAATCTCCAGAAGCATCATAAGAATAATCCTCTGCAAAAGTTCCTGCAGCAAAAGTTGTTATTCCTGGTCTATTTTCAACTTTAGAAACATCTAAACTATAACTTGGTCTTAAAAGACTAACGGTAGTACTATCAAAAGCATCTGTATACCCATAAGGTCCATATATTGGATTGCCATCATAAGCCCATCCTATAATAGGCGAGTGACCTCCTGTAAGATCTCCAAAGTATTCTTTACCTACATCAGTAGAATAACCTACTACAGCGTATCTGAGACCATGTACAGACTGTGTAATGACTTCATCAGTATATCTTACATTATATGGTCTTGTTGATTGTATTCCACACAATGATAATTTTCGGATATCTGTATCAAATATCGCATTCTTTCCTGCAGGAGTAACTTTAATTGAAGTTTTACTTGTACTATATCCTGATCCACCGTTAAGTATTACAGTATCAACTATTTTTAAGTAAGTATCCGATCCTACATTCCTATCAATAATAGGTCTTATCTTAGCACTATATCCATCACCTTCTACTGATAGATTAGGAGTAGAATAATACTCATCTCCACCAGAATCAATTCTAATCTTTACAACTTTTCCATTTTCAATAATAGGAACTATAGCAGGACTAATATCTTTATCTGCTCTACCAATACCATTTTTTAAAGTTATTTCTGGTCTATTATGATAATTTATTAAATTCTCAGTACCATACGATGTTCCTTCTTCATAAAGGAAAGCATCTATTATTTGTCCATCAATAACAGGAGTTAATTTAACAGTTTCAGTTGTTATACCAGCAGAATATACTACTTCTGCAGTAACTGTAATATCAGGATAATTAAATGTTTGTAATCCAGATCCTTTAGTTGTAAATTTTGTATAATTATTCTGATCATAATTTGCTGTTATAGTTCCACCTACTCCAGCATTTGCAATTCTAAATGAATCATTATCTAACTTAATTACCTTATATTCAATTGAAGTAGATAATCCTGTAATATCAGCAGTTTCTCCACCAGAGTAAACTATAGATTCTCCATCCTCAAATCCATGATTTTCAAAAATAATAGTATCCGTATAAGTGGAAATACCTGTAGACTTAACATAAATTTTTCTGTTTACAAATAAATCACCTGGATCTACTATAGCAATAGAATTTAAAGTATTTTTAGCATTCTTAAGTGTAAACTTATGAATTCCTGTTTTTGCTACATTAGTAAATCCTATTGTATTAATTCCAGCATTATAATCAGATTCATCTTTATAAAGAAAAATACTACTTATTCCAAGAACTTGAGGGTAATATACTGCACCATCTTCTAATGTTTCATAATCAGCAGAATCACTTCCTTTAAAGGTACCAATTCCCAATGCAGGAAAACCATTTCTATTATAAACTAGTGCTTGACCACTTTCTAAATTATGATCATTTGAAAATCTAAGAGTTTCATTAACAGTATCAACATCACCACCATTACCTATAAGTCTACCATCAAATTCTAATACTCTATTTCTTTTTTTAATTACAGGTCTTAGTATAGTTTTACCACTATTACCACCAGTAATTCTTACTGAAAGAACATCTTCAATATCAAAATTTTGTGGATCAACTTGAATTTCTCTAAGATGTCCAGATATAACTGGACGAACTAATGCAGTTGTTCCAGCACCTGCTTCAATTTCTAATGAAGGTGGATTGATTATATCATAACCTTCACCACCAGTAATAACAGAAAATTTCTCTAATGGTCCATAAAAGACACTATCTGATGATTTGTAGTTTTCAATCTCTACACCATTAATCATCATTCCTATAGGACCAGGAAGAGTCTTTGTACCCTTTCCTGTTTGTAAATTAGCATCTATAGGATACTTTTTAAGTAGTTCTTGTGAATGAAGTTGTTGGTTATAATGTCTTAATAAGGTAAATGTATGGGGTACAAATACTGAACCTGTAATATCCTTAACAGTAAATTCAACACTAGTACTAGAAGGATTTGCTAAAGAAGATGCTGATGTATATAATTTAATTTTGTTAAAATCTACATTCTGTACAAAATATACTCCTTCAGAGATTCCCTCAAGAGCATTTGTACCATCAATGGTTCCTGGAGTATAATATACTTCATCACCAGTTATGAAAGGAATATTAGATTCGCTAAAAGATATTATCGAATACTTTCTTGTAGTTGAATTATATCCCTGAATCGTATCTCCTACAATCGCACTAGAAATTCCAACTTTAGCAATATTTTTTGTAATGGGGTAAGAAGGTAATCCATTAGTAGCAACATACAAATATTCATCATTTTCATTATAAACATTCTGAATATCTGCTGTTAATGAATTATTTCCATATTTAAAAGTAACATCAGAAGTAGAAGATGCTTTATTCAACACTCTTCTTAAATTATAATCTACACCACTTAATGCATCAAACGAATCACTTAAGGAAACATTAAAACCATCACCCGATATAGCATTTACAGTAGCAGTAGTATCTCCACCAAGAAATTCAATTTGAATTTCTGGATCTAATGGATTACTAGTTCTTGATGTAATTCCAACAGTATCCCCAACCCTTAAACTTGTTCTATTAGTTTTAGATTTTAAATCAAAACTACCAGTAGTACCTGCAATACTATCATCTATTTCAGATACTGTAGATGTATTATAAATCCAAGAATTTGCATTAATCTGTTTACGGGATAAATCATTATCTTCTATTTTTTCACCAATACTCTTAACAAGTATTGTTTCACCTTCTAAAGATAATCTATTTTGAGATTCGGAAATAAATTCAGATAAAACTCCAGTAATCCTTAATTCAATCTTATCTTTTGTAGTATCACCACCTTCATATCCATAAATGATCTCATCTGATCTACAATCATTACCATAAGAAATATCATATTGAATTGATTGTGAACCTGTAGTAGAAATTCCTAAAAACTGATTAATTGTTTTGTCTGTATAAACAATATTAGTATTAATACCAGCAGTAGAATTTCCTGCTACCAAGACTCCAGTAGCACCAAAACCTACTGTAGAATCCACTGTAATAACAGATGAACCTACACTAACATCACCTATAACACGGGTTTTTCCTGGAACATTAAAAGTTCCAGTAACATATTCCTCATCATCATATCCAACAAAAATATCTAAAGCATAATACTCATTAGTGGCTCCAGGAATACCTGTAACAAGTTCAACTTCTGATATGGAAGCACTTGTTTGAGAATCCTTAGAATTAAATACAGTTTGACCTGTTAATTTTATAGGATCTCCAGATAATTTCTCAGCAACTATTCTTTCACGTCTAATATATTTTGCAGAAGATGGTTTTATTAAGAATTCTTCTAGGTCAATAACTTTTGGATCAGCACCATATAATACTTGAAAGAGTATTCTAAAGGATTCTTCTGTTCCTTTTGCCTCATAAAATGTTCTCGCTTCCTTAATAAAGTTACTAACATCCAGATTAGATACAAAATCTACATTTTCTAATCCAGGAGTTAAAGTAACTTTAAGTTTTTTATAAAATTCTTGTAAAAATAGGGTACTTAAATTAACAACAACAGCATCATTCTCATGTGTCGCAGTACTAGATGTAGAGAAAACTAACTCACCTGGAGCATTTTCAGCATGATATGTAGTTATTCCACTAAATCCACGAACACATCCAGTAAAACTATTGGTTGTTAATCCAGTATATGTAATAATTTCATCATCAATCTTAAAAAGACCGTATTGATTAGGAAATCCTTTAGTACTATCAACACTAATAGTTGTAGCATCCGTAGTAATACCTGCAGAAAGTGCAGTTCTTCCTGTTACTACTTCTGGAGTTAGGTTATCTAACTTTAAATATTGATCTAAATTATCGCTAATATCGATTGGACCGCCACGATACTCTTGTCCAATGTAATATTGCTTTAAAAAATCAGCAGTTTTAGGACTTTCAGATAATATAAACTCTGGAAGTTGATTATCAATTAATTGCTGAACTTGTACTCTCTTATCAATACCTGTTGTGATCATATTATTCTCTTGTTAATTCCCCATTGTTATAACTTGATGTAACATTATATCCAAGACCAGATATTTGTTCCCCAGATGTAATTGTATCTTTAACCATATTTATCGAACTATCAGCAATGGAAAATTTCAAATATAAATCTTGAAGACCTATAACATCATTAGATTCAGGAAATGCCTGAACTTCAATGATATTATTCTCTTTATCAGTAGATGTGATATTAATAGTTGTAAGATTTATCTCACCTTTCACATAATCTACTGTACCTGCATTTTCTACAATCACTATTTTTGATCCATCTGTTATATCTTCCCTTACAATCTCTACTGTTCCTGTTTTTTGGTTAGAATCTGGAATATCTGTCAAATAAACAGTATCAGTTACACCTAAAATCTTAAATCCAGTGCTTTTTATGTTATATCCACCTGGTTTAACATTAAATTCGTTACCAAAACACAATTCGTATTGTGCAAATTGATTTACAAGAGCATTTAAGTTTCTTCTGATCCTTATTCTTGTAATATTGGAAGTTATTGCATCACTAATTTCGTCAATAACGGTTAAAACCTTACTATACTTAAATCTTCCTCCAAATTTGTTAAGATCTATGGAATTAGCGTAAGATGTAAGACCCTGAACACATTCTGTTTTTAATCCATCAATACTTTCAACCTTAGCAGTGTTATAATAG